CTGAACTGTAGCACCTGCTAAAACTTTTCTCCAAATAAAAAGCCCCACAACTTGGTGGGGCTTTCATGAAATCCTGCAGCGCTCAGATCAGCCGTGCATCGCCAACCACGCCCACTCGCCCAGGTGTACGCCCCAGGTCTTGGACAGCGCGCGGATGTTCTCGCGGCGGATGTCGTACACGGTTCGCATGGGGTGGCAAGCCTCGCACATCAGCAGCGCGCTTTCAAGACCTTACTTTGTGCTAAAGTCGCGCGCACCTACAACCCCCTCAAACAACCTGTGAAACGATGACCACCATCACCACCCTCAAGGCCTGGCTCAACGCAGCCACGCCTGCCGAGCGCGAGCACCTCGCCGCCGAGGCGGGCACGTCGGCCCAGTATCTCGGCCACCTGGCCGCGAACGACGACAAGCAGTACAAGCGCGAGCCCAAGCCCGAGCTGGCGGCGAACATCGAGCGCGTCACCAAGGCGATGGCGCGCTCCAGCAAGGGCCGCCTGCCTGTCGTCTACCGCACGGACCTCATCTCGGCGTGTCGCGAGTGCGAATTCGCGCGCAAGTGCCTCGGCGAGCGCGTCACCGCCTCGCACTTCCCCGTGGTCGTCGACAGCGGCGGCTGAGCGGGGCTTTACATTCTGCGACAGTCTTCTTAACCTGCAGGCCCTGGGATGGGTGGCACCGCCGTGCAGGCGGCGGGGGTTGGCGCCCGGCCCCTATCCCAGGGCCTTTTAACCTACAGAGAAAGGGCCACGCCAATGGCCATCGGAGCAACGCCCGCGCAGTGGGCCCGTTTCGTCGACGCCGGCCTCACCGCCGACCTCCTCCCCGTGGTGTCGGACCGCACCATCCCCATTCACCCTGAGAGCAAGCTACGAGAGCTCGGCAAGACCCCCAGCCGCCTGAGCGGTGGCTTCGCTGTCGGTATCCCCAAGTGGACAGACCAGCAGACCAACGAGCGCCAGGTGCGCGGCTGGTCCGCCGACGAGCGCCTCGGGATCTGCATCCAGACCCGCCGCGTGCGGGCCATCGACATCGACGTGCCCGACGAGGCCGAGAGTCGGCGCATCGGCGAGATCGTCGAGAGCATGCTCGGCACGCTGCCGGTGCGCACGCGCTCCAACTCCGGCAAGCAGCTGATCGCGTTCGTGCTCGAGGGCGACTACACAAAGCGGATCATCAAGAGCGTCGACGGCCCGATCGAGTTCCTGGCCACCGGTCAGCAGTTCATCGCCCAGGGCACACACCCCAGCGGCGTGCCCTACGAGTGGCGGGGCCTCGAGGTGCTCGACGTGCTCGGCGATTTCCCCCACGTCAAGGCCGAGGAGTTCGAGGCCCTCTGGGCGATGCTCGCCGAGCTCTACGGCAAGAGCATCGAGGTGCAGGAGGGCATGCGCCCCGTCGAGGCCCGCACCGCAGCGGCGATGCGCGACGACGTGGTGAGCTACCTCGACGAGCATGGGTGGGTGCGTGACTGGTCGCCGGATGGCAAGGTCTACGTGCGCTGCCCCTGGAAGGATGGCCACAGCAGCGACAGCGGCTCGACTGAGTCGACCTGGTTCCCCGCCGGCGTGGGGGGCTTCAACGCCGGGCACTACAAGTGCCTGCATGCGTCCTGCGCGCACCGTACCGACGACGACTTCCTGCGCGCCGTGGGGTGGGTCGAGAACCAGTTCGAGCCCATCCCCGACCATGTCGTGGCGCGTGACGAGGTCAAGCGCAAGGGCGTGCCCGGCGCCCACCACCTGACCACCGATCAGGCCAACGCGGTGCGCATCATGCGCGCCTTCGGCAAGCGCCTCATCGTGGTCGCCGACACCTGGTACGTGTGGACGGGCAAGCGCTGGGAGCGCGACATGTCCGAGGTCTACCGCTGCGCGTGCCGGCTGTCCACGCTCCTGCACGAGGAGGCCAAGGCCTGGCGCGCCAAGCCGGCGGCGGCGGCGGAGGAGGCCGATAAGCACAACGCGATCGCCGACGCGCTCGTCAAGTGGGCCGCCAAGAGCGAGATGCGCTCCTCGATCGACGCCGCTGTCGGGCTCGCCAAGCGCATGCTGGCCGTCGACGAGGCGGCCGTGGACCGCGACCCGTGGCTGCTCAACTGCGCGAATGACACGGTCGACCTGCGCACCGGCGAGATCAAGCCCCACGACCCCGACGACTACATCACCAAGCTCTGCCCGGTTCCCTACGACCCGGACGCGCGCAGCGAGGTGTGGGAGCAGGTCATCGCCAAGGTGACGCTGGAGACCGAGCTGCGCACCAAGCCCCTGGCCTCGTTCCTGCAGCGCTGGTTCGGCTACTGCGCCACCGGCAGCACGCGCGAGCAGTGCTTCATCGTGCACTATGGCTCAGGCTCCAACGGCAAGAGCACGATCCTCGACACGGTCGCCGACGCCCTCGGCGACTACGCGGGCACCGCAGCGCCGGGGTTGCTCGTGGGCTCGCTTGGTGAGCGCCACCCGACCGAGCTCGCTGACCTCTTCGGGCGCCGCATGGTGACCGCCCACGAAACCGGAGACGGCGGCCACCTGCGCGAGGACGTGGTCAAGCAGATCACGGGATCGGACAAGGTCAAGGCGCGCTACATGCGTGCCGACTTCTTCGAGTTCTTCCCCACCCACAAGATCCAGCTCCTCACGAACCACAAGCCGATCATCAAGGGCACCGACCCGGGGATCTGGCGGCGCGTGATGCTCATGCCCTACCAGGCGCGCTTTGGCTCGCGCGAGGATGTCAACGCCGGGCGTGCGCACTTCGTGAAGGACACGACCACCGCCGAGCGTCTCAAGGCCGAGCTGCCTGGCGTGCTCGCTTGGGTGGTGCGGGGGGCGCGGGAGTGGTTCGCCGAGGGGCTTCGGGCGCCCGATGTCGTGCTCGCGGCGTCGAAGGACTACCAGTCAGAGCAGGACCGCGTCGGGCAGTTTATTGCAGAAAGTTGCGAGATTGGGGACCAGCACAGCGAGGCGCTTACCGACAATTTCAACGCGGGGCTGTATCCGGCGTATCGCGAGTGGTGCGTCGAGGGCGGCTATCACGCGTTGAGCAAGCAACGATTTCTGCAAGAAATTGAGCGATGCGTTCCGGGGTTTCGCAAAGAGGACTCTTACCCAAGGGACGAGGGCGGCAAAAAACGCAAACTTTTGCTGATTCGGGGTTTGCGGTTGATGGTTTGAGGTGGTTTGCCACCTGAGCCACCTGAAATTAGCTGTTTTTCGGTTAAGACGCATAGCACTCACAAATAAAGGCCGTTAACCGGAAAACGGCCTTTTTCAGGTGGCTCAGGTGGCATTGCAATGTTTTGCAGAAAGGTAGAGAAATGCAAGATTCAGCAAAAACGAAAAGTGATTGGGTTTGGGTGAGCGACACGGGCGCACTCACCGGCGAATCCAACCCGGCGGCAAAACTCAGCAACGCAGACGTCGACCTGATCCTGCAACTGCGCGACGAGGACCCGCTCACCTGGACGCTGCAGCGACTCGCCCGGCGATTCGGTGTCACCAAGAGCTGCATCGGGCACATCTGTCGCGGCGCCCGGCGCGGGGGCGTGGCCTACCGTGTACGCGGCGGTTCAGCGCGCCGCTAAATTCGCGGCATGTCACTCGAATGGATTCACCCCTTTCTGCGGGCCGTCGAATCGGGCTGCACGGTCGTCGAGGCCTCGCAGGCCGCCGGCATTGCGTCCGCGCAGGCCTACCTGCGGGCCAAGAGCGACCCCGACTTTCGGGCCGCATGGGACGAGGCGAAGGAAGCCAGCGCTGATCTGCTCGAGAAAGAGGCCCGCCGGCGGGCCGTGGAGGGTGTTGAAGAGCCTGTCGTGTACAAGGGCAGCCTGACCCCTGTCTGGGAGTACGACGACGCTGGAGAGCTTGTTTTCGAGGATTACGCCACCGGCCAGTTCAACGACGATGGCGAGCCCGTGATGGATCGTCGGCCGCGTCAAGCCCGCAATCCAGACGGCTCGCTCAAGTGGCTCACGATTCGCAAGCCCAGCGACGCGCTGCTCATGTTCCTGCTCAAGGGCCGCCGCCCTGCGGTGTTCGGCACCGACCGCCAGGAGATCAGCGGCCCGGGTGGCGGCCCCATCGAGTCCGTGGCGCACGACCCGGACAAGCGCGCCCAGCGCATAGCCGTGCTCATGCGCCAAGCGCAAGCGCGTCGCGATGAGGGCGATGGGTTGACCGCTGACGATATCGTGTGAAGGCGACCGAGATCGCGGCGCTGGCCGCATTCATGACCGAGGACGAGCGGCGCGAGTTCGACACCTTGATGGCGGTCGAGCTGGATGAGCGGCCGTGGGTGCCGCTGCCCGGCCCGCAAACCATGGCCTACGAGAGCGAAGCGGATGTGATCGGCTTCGGCGGCGCAGCCGGCGGTGGCAAGACCGATTTGGCGTGCGGCATTACGCTCACCAAGCACCAAGTGGTGCAAATCTTCCGCCGTGAAGGCACGGAGCTGAACGCGATCATCGACCGCATGGCCGAGATCGTGAACCACCGCGACGGCTTGGGCGGAAAGCCACCAGTGTGGCGCGCACCGGGCGGCAAGGCACGACTCGTTGAGTTCTGCTCGGCACCCAACCTCGGCGACGAGAAGAAGTTCCAAGGCCGCGCGAAGGACTTGCTGGTCATCGACGAGGCAGCCAACTTTCTGGAGCAGCAGGTGCGCTTCCTCATGGGCTGGGTGCGGACCACCGACCCGAACCAGCGCACGCGCACGCTGCTCACGTTCAACCCGCCAACGAGCGCGGAAGGGCGATGGCTGATCGCGTTCTTCGCTCCGTGGCTCGACAAGAAGTACGTCGGCCCAGGTGGGCGGGCCAAACCGGGCGAGCTGCGCTACGTCGCCGTTATCGACGGCAAAGACCAATGGGTGACAAGTCCTGCGCCGTTCGTGATGCGTGACGGTGAGCGTGTCTATGACTTCGACCCGGCCGAGCATTCGCCGGTGGACATCATCACACCGCAGTCACGCACGTTCATCCCAAGCCGCGTGACCGATAACCCGTACCTCGTGGGTACGAACTACATGGCCCAGCTTCAGGCGCTCCCCGAGCCGTTGCGGTCGCAGATGCTCTACGGGGATTTCGAGGCAGGCATGGAAGACGACATCTGGCAGGTGATCCCCACCAAGTGGGCCGAGGCGGCGATGGCGCGCTGGACGAACCGCGCACCAAAAGGCGAGATGCTGCAGATGGGTGTGGACGTGGCGCGCGGCGGCCAGGACGACACGATCATCGCGACCCGGCATCGCGCAGAGAATCACGGACTGTGGTTCGCACCGCTCGTGAAGGTGCCCAAAGCCGACACCGACGACGGCGACAAATGCGCAGCGCAGGTGCTCGCCCGCCGGCGTGACGCTGCGCCGATCAACATCGACGTGATCGGGGTGGGCGCAAGCCCATACGACAGCGTCAAGCGCACAGGCGCGCAGGTGTACGGCGTGAACGTGGCCGAGCGCCCCTCGCGCGCAGCAGATCGCACAGGGCGTTTGATGTTCAACAACCTGCGCACCGATCTGTGGTGGGCGCTGCGCGAAGCGCTCGACCCGACCTACGACACCGGCATTGCGTTGCCGCCGGACCGGGACCTGCTGGCCGAGCTGTGCGCACCTCGCTACAAACTGCTCGGGCGCGAGATTCAAGTCGAGAGTCGCGAGGACATCGTCAAGCGCATCGGCCGCAGCCCTGACCGCGCGACCGCCGTGGTGCTGGCCAACATCGACACGCCGAAGCTGCAACTGCTGCGGCGGCCCACGGACGCGCTGCGTGGCCACGACCCGCTGGCCGCACTCGACCACGACCCCGCGTCGCTCACTGGAGGGTACGACCCCTTCTCAACGCTCAGCTGATGCGTGTACGCGCACGCGCTGCGTGTCACGACAATCTCTGCGGATAAGTCCGCCCAGAGGTCGCAAGAATGTGCACCAGTAGCCCGAAAATTCCTGAAGCCAAGCAGCCCCAGGATGCCACCCAGGTGGCCACCCTTGACCAGCGCCGAAAGAACCGCAACGCACTCAACGCAGCAGGTGGCGGCGGCACAGTGCTGACTGGGCCCGCCGCGATGGCGCCCAACACCGGCGCGTCGACGCTCTTGGGGTCGTAATGTCGGAAGGCAAGCGCACGCGTCTGCTGCGGCGTCGTAACGCGCTGTGGACTGAACGGTCAAGCTGGGACACGCACCTGCGGGACATCGCTGTCTACCAGTTCCCCGAGGCGTCGCGCTTCATCGTGACCGACACCAACAAGGGCTACAAGAAGAACACCACCATCTACGACAACACGGCGGTGTTCGCCCGCCGCACGTTCAGCGCCGGCATGATGAGCGGCATGACCAGCCCGGCGCGGCCGTGGTTCCGCATGGGGCTGTCCGACAAGGACTTGATGGAGTTCGGCTCTGCCAAGGAGTGGCTGCACAACGCCACGCAGGTCACCGAGACGATCTTCCACTCAGGCAACACTTACCTGGCGCTGCAACGCTGCTACGACGAGCTGGGCGCCTTCGGCACCTGGGCGGACTTCGTGCGCGATGACTTCGAGAACGTCATCCACCACTACCCACTCACGGTGGGCGAGTACGCGCTCGGCGTGAACGACAAAGGATTCGTAGACACGCTCTACCGAGACGTGAACATGACCGTCGGGCAGATGGTGCAGATGTTCGGCTACAAGAACTGCAGCCAGGCGGTGCGCAATCTCTACGACCGCAACATGTACGACAGCTGGGTGCGCGTGCACCACTGCGTCGAGCCGCGCCGTGAGCGCGACGCGAGCAAGCGTGACAACAAGAACATGGAGTTCGCGAGCTACTACTTCGAGCCCGCGAGCGACCTGGGCGCCGACCAGATGCTCGCCGAGTCGGGCTACAAGCGCTTCCCCGCGCTCTGCCCGCGCAGCTCGGTCACCGGCAACGATGTCTACGGGCGCAGCCCCGGCATGGACTGCCTCGGCGACGTGAAGCAGCTTCAGCTCATGCAGCTGCGCAAGGCCCAGGCCATTGACTACATGGTCAACCCGCCCCTGCAGGTGCCCACGCAGTACAAGGACCAGGCCAGCAAGCGCCTGCCGGGCGGCGTGATGTTCGTGGACGCGACCGCCCCGGGCGGCGGTGTGCGGTCGGCCTACGAGGTGAACATCAACCTCCAGCACATGGTGATGGACATCGAGGACACGCGTCGGCGCATCAACCAGGCCTACTACGCCGACCTGTTCCTGATGCTCCAGAACGACGAGCGCAGCGGCACCACCGCCCGCGAGATCGTCGAGCGCCACGAGGAGAAGATGCTCGTCCTTGGGCCCGTGCTCGAGCGCCTCCAGACCGAGCTACTGAAGCCCCTGATCGACATCACCTTCGACCGGATGATGGAGACCGGCATCTTGCCCCCGCCGCCCAAGGAGCTGCACGGGCAGGAGATCGAGATCGAGTTCATCTCGGCGCTCGCCCAGGCGCAGCGCGCCGTCGCCGCCGCCGGCGTCGACCGGTTGCTGGGCACGATCGGCCAGGCCGTGAACATCTGGCCCGAGATGCGCCACAAGATCAACCCCATGCAGGTGGTCGACGACTACGCCGACATGTACGGCGTCAACCCCAAGATCATCGTGCCCGACGACGTGGCCCAGCAGGCCGTTGCCGCCGAGCAGCAGGCCCAGCAGGCAGCCGCCGCAGCAGCCGCAGCCCCCGGCATGGCCAAGGCCGCCTCGGACGTGGCCGGCATCGACACAACCAACGCCCGCGACGTGCTGAACATGTTCAGCGGGTACAACAGCCCCAGCGCAGCAGAGGTGTGAAATGAGTAACTACCGCGTAGGCGAGACCGCCGATTTGTTTGACCCCACCACCGGTGCGTGGGTCGGGGTGCTCGACCGCAACGGCAAAGAGCAAGAGGTGGCCACTCCCGCCGCAGTGGCAGCGGCGCTGTACTACATGGGCCGCCGGTTCCGGTATCTGAACGTAGCGACAAAATGCCGTGGGCCGAATAACCTCAACAACACCTACACACAAGGCCGGTCGCGCATTGGCCTCACGATCACGCGGCCACAGAAAGCCGGGCAGTGGGTGATGGAGTTCCCCAACTTCTACTCCGGCGCACTAACCGGGGAAGCCGGCCCGGGAGCGGCGGCCACAATCAACGCGGCTTTTGAGTATCCGCGTGGCACGCTGAATCAACTCACATTCGGGGGTTCGGTTACGGGCACTATCCCAAACAATGGCCGGCTTCAGTGCGACCCCATCAATGTTGACATCCCCGTCGGGGGTGTGCGTGTGCGGGTCGAAACGTTCATTCAGTGCTCTGGCGGCATCGTGTCGGCATATGGGGCTCAGGGGCAACTTGACACCACCACGACTGGCGACAACATGCAGCTCGCCACGAGTGGGCTGACCAACACGACGATGACATTGAATCAGGCGATCACCAATACGGTGGGCGCTCAAGGATATGGGCCGTGCGCAGTGCTTGGGTGGACCGACACGGTATCGGTCTTTGCAAATGGTGACTCACTCACGCGCGGTACTGGCGACAGCGGGTATGCGCAAGCATCGTATTTGGGAGAAGAAGATCCCGATGGTCAGGTCGGCCTGGTTGAGCGGTCCCTGGGTCGGCAATGTGCCTACATCCAATGCGGTACTGGCGGCGAAACGGCGCAGGC